CACGAATAACACCACCAGCAGTAGATGTAAGCAAGTCATCAAGATTCACCTGCCCTTCAACTGCCACCACTCGTGCATTGTTTGTCAGATACAAGTTATCCAACATCTGTCGAGTAATAGTAGTCTTAATTAACTGAATGTCTGTTGTTCGGTCAGCAAGAGAATTACCAAAGAACTTGTGTGGAATTGGAATAGGGCAGATAGAGTGGAATGGAACATAGTCCACCTCCTCAATCATTTCCTTGCCTTTTTTATCTTGCAGAATCTCATTTCCAGCGTAGAACACCTGAACCAATGAAGCGATGCCTTTGCCATCTATATCAGTTTTGACATAGCACTCAAAGACCTCAATCTCTTGCATCGATGGGTCATCAGTCTGAACTTGATAAGGTTGCTCACCAGCAGAGAAACGAACTACTCGCTCTGGCGTATATGCCAAAGCATCATCCATCTGCAAGCCTTCAACTTGCTTCTTGTTGAATCCCATAGCAATCAATGTGCTACGAGTCAACATCTGACGATGTGCAACGAATGGGCTATCAGCAATGGTACGAGCTTTCTTGCTAATCAAGAACTCCTCTGGAGGAACATTCTCAATCGTTACTTTACCAACCATCTTTTTCTGTTGAACAACAATATTGTGAACAGAATTAATTACTGGTTGACCCATCTGGTCAATTGCAGGCTGACCCATTTGGTCAAATACTGGAAAGTCTTGAGTGTCTTGCTCAACAATTTCCATTGTTTCATCAGACATAAGCATTGCTAACTCGTCATCAGACAAGTTGAAGTAACGCTCTTTTGTAATGTCTTCTTTGTCTTCCCAGAAAGCTTTAACAATGCCGTTCTTTTGCAAGAGAGCATCTTTAAACCAGTCGTGCAGAATAGCTACGCCTTCGTTGTCACGATGGAACACCCAATTGCAATAGTCTGTGGCTTGCTTGGCAGACGCTTCGTCTTGTGGGCCTTGAGGCTCGAAGACAACAATCTGGTCTGAGCCTGTGAAAATGCGTACAAGCGATGGCAAAGCACCATCAATAGCCTCTGCTACTTCGCCTGTGACAATCTGTGATTTACCCTCGACCTCATTACCATAGGGCTGACGCAAATAGGCTTCTAAAGCCTGTTTACGCTGCTCTACTGTTTCAGATTCAATATATCCAATAGCATCATCAATTTCAGCTTGGAGTATTGACTTCAAGTCGTTCTGTTCCATGTGTATCCTTCGGAGGGCGACCGATTTTAGGTCTTTGTGAGGATTGTAATCCTTTTACCACATTTTCCAACATTTCGATACGCAATTCAAGTTCTTTTACCTTTGGGGCGAGATTTATACCTTGACGCTCTATATACATTACACAATCCATTTCGGAGCTTGGTTAATCGGCTTACTCCACGTTGAATGACCTTCATCCAACCCCAGAGCAAGATAACGGAAAGAATCAGAGCCGTGAGAAGACCAATCGTGAAGTGGTCTTTCATAGAAAATCTTACGCTTCTCATCGTAGTCTCTGCGGTAGTTTCTCAGGCAATTCAGTCCTGTTTGCACCTGTGGGACATTAAACCAGCACCTTGGAAGCAGTCGCCTTACAGCCTGAATACCATCGTCTAACCCCATACGAGGCGCAATCTTTATCTCAAGTCCTGCTTCCTCAAGCATCTCTAGTCGGCTTTTGCCAGAACCCAACTCCCTAACTCTAACGTCATGGGGCAGGATATGCTCTGCTTTTTCATAATTATTGTCCCTAATCCACTTCACATAATGGTCAAGTCCTACGCCATGATTCTCGTAGTAGTCGATTAAACGCACCTCTGAGCCTACCAATTGAGCCACCCAGATAGAAGTCGAGTCACCCATACCCAAGTCCCAAGCAGTAAAAGTTCTGCTCAGTTCCTCTCTGGGAATCTCCTGCATATGCTTCTTTTCTTCAAGTTCATTGAGTATTTCTCCATAATATGAACCCTCAATTGGCGCATCGAAACTGCACTCAAACTCTTGGCGATACTTGCTTTCCCCCATTTCGTTCTTAGCAGCCTTGAGTTCTGTCTCATCTACTACACCAGTCTCAGAGGCTTTGAACTCTAGCAAACCCCATCCATCCTCAGTTCTTGCCCTGTCACGCAACTCTTTGAAGTGGTTATGTCCTTTAGGTGTACCAATAAACAAGCACCAGCCTTTGCGGTCTGTCAGCGCAGGGCGAACAATATCAGTCCAAATCTTTGGGTTTTGGTCACCAACCTCGTCAATGATTACGCCATCAAAAAACTGTCCTCGCAAGGAATCAGGATTATCAGAGCCATAAAGCTGGATTCGCCTACCCCAGAAGTCAACTCGCAACTCTGAAATGTTGTTAGTGCCACCAATAGGTGTTGTGTATTTAACCAAGTAATCCCATGCCACCCTCTTAGCCTGACCATAAGTAGGCGCAATATAGGCATATCTTGGTGTTTCTTTGGTGTTTAGCACCGCCTCACGGATTAGGTGATTAAGGGCTGCAACAGTCTTACCAAAACGCCTATGAGCAACCACTACGGCAAATCGCTTGCCTTCTAGTAACTCGTGAACCTTTAGTTGATGCGTTCTAGGCTTGTAGGGGATTATTAACTCTGCCATTTAATGACCAGTTCAGAACCTTCTGGGCCACTATGCTCAACAGCATGGGTTTCTTTCCATCTAGCCCTAGTCTTTAACCAAAAGATAGCCGCAGCAGTATTTCCGTTCTTTGCTTGCTGGAACAATGTTTGACCAATACTGGCATTGGCATCAATACGCCCATCATCCAATTCTTTCTTGTAATACTTCACTAACGTATCGGAACTAATCTCTAGCTTGGTAGCTATATCCTCAAAGGTAATGCCAACAGCAGCTAGTGTCTTTACCAGCTTCCTATTTTCATCAGTCGGTTCATATTTTTTGCCTTGTTGCATTTTATATCTCCGAAAGTTCTGAGTTAGCGTTTACTAACACGGCTTTTTTACCTGTGAAATCTTCCCATCGTTTTACTATTACATCGCAATACTTTGGGTCTAGTTCCATCAACCTAGCATGGCGGTTTTGCTTCTCACAAGCTATAAGGGTGCTACCAGAGCCGCCAAAGTAATCCAACACAATGTTGTTAACCTTAGTGCTATTTTTAATGGCACGTTCGCTTATAGCTACAGGCTTTTGAGTGGGATGAACATATTTGCTGTCTTTGGCAATATTCCACAGGTCTGATTCGTTTTTAATGTCTGGGTCAATTAGCCCGTCAAACATAATAAATTCATGTTGATGCCTATAACCCCTACCTAAGCCAAATACATTTTTAGCCCAAACAATGCAAGCCTTGGGTTTTAAGGCTGACTGCAAAATACCGTAAAAAGCCCAATTACAGCAAATGTAATAACTGTTTGGTCGGAACGCCTCAAAGGTTTGCAACCAATCTTGGATAAATTGAGAAAACTGCTCTTCTGGCAAATCATCGTTTTTAATTACATCAAACTTGCCACTACGACCATTAAAGGCTACGTTATATGGTGGGTCAGTAAATACCATATCGGCACGTTGGCCTTGCAGTAGTGTTTGAACAGCATCTACGCTTGTGGAATCACCGCACATAAGGCGATGGTTGCCCAATTGGTAAATATCGCCTAATTTTGTTTTTGGCTCTTCAGGCAATGGCGGGGCTTCATCTTCGCCTGTTAGCCCTTCAACCATCTCTGGCTCTAGTAATGCGTCTATTTCTTTAGGGTCAAAACCCAATATATCCAAAGCAAACCCATCAGCCAGCAAGTCGTTTAACTCGATGGTTAGCATTTCATTGTCCCACCCTGCATTTAGGGCTAGGCGGTTGTCAGCAATGATGTAAGCCTTGCGTTGGGTTTCGGTTAGGTCTTTTAGCTCAATAACAGGGACTTCCTCATGTCCTAGCTTACGAGCGGCAGAAAGTCTGCCATGACCTGCAATGATGCCGTTGTCGCCATCAACAAGAATCGGGTTTGTCCACCCAAATTCTTTAATGCTTGCCGCTATCTGGGCAATTTGTTCATCAGAATGTGTGCGTGAGTTCCTAGCGTAAGGAATCAATGAAGATACTGAACGCCATTCTAATTTACGATTTTGTGTCATGTTTTATCACTCCCTTTCGGGTTGGTGAAGTTAAAAAAGCTAGTTTATACCACTAGCCAAGGTTTTATTTCATTCTGCCCATCTTACGAGCAGCTTCGCTAATAGCAATCGCAACTGCTTGTTTAGGATTCTTCACGACCTTGCCACCTTTGCCAGAGTGAAGTTCACCCTTACCAAATTCGTGCATGACAGTAGCTACTTTAGCCTTGCCAACTTTGTTCATCTTAGGAGTTTTCATTTTTTGCCTTTCTGGGCATAAAACTTATAAGCCATACTCTGCCAATCATTAGCTTTTGCTTTTGCTTCAGCTTGTTTCTTGGCTTGCTCAATCTCTTTAGGAGTGTACTGACGCTGATTTGTTGTCCCCACAATTATTCTCCTTCAGACATATTGTCTTCCATATCTGCGCCATTCTCGTAGTCTTCACCTTCTTCTACGGATTGTTCAGCTTTTTCCCATGCTCGGCAAGTACGCAGGTTATGGCAGATAAAGTCCCACTTAGAACACCAGCCACGACCACCACCATCGGCATCAAATCGGTCTTCAGGGATTGATTCCATTTTAGCCAACATATCAGGGCTATCGTTGAAATACTCACAGTTAGCGCACAGATTACGCTTTGCTTGCTCTGGAGAAATGCGCCATACCTTAGACAAGGTGCGCCAGTAATCCATGTTTGGCTGATTGGTTTTATCAGGGCCAAGATTCCAGTTTTCAATCAGGAATGTGCGAGTTTTAGCATTTTCCTCTGTGGAAATCATGCCTTCGCCCTCTTGTTGGGCAATTTCAATAGTGATAGCAGCCTGTGGCGCAAGTAATCCAGACATGGTTGTCCTCATGGAGTTTGCTACATTTTAACAACTTATATCATGTTGCGCAAATTCACCATGAAATTTATTTCTTAGTTCTATTGATGCTTTTACAGCGTCTTCAAGCAAAAAATAATATCCATTACTTTTACTTTTTCCTTTAACAATACAAAGCACTCTCCACTTTTGTTTGTCTTTACACCAATAAACATTTTTGTATCCAGAGGTATTGTTTGGCTTTTTACCTGTGTTTTGACTGTTCTGACTATGTGTAGCAAGTCTTAAATTTTCAATTTTATTGTTTAAAATATTTCTATCAATGTGGTCAATTGTGTAATTATTTTCAATATTTCCATTATGAAATATCCAAATTAGTCTATGTATTGAATAAGTTTTACGCATAACTTGCGCACACATATAGCCATTAGTACCTACATATCCAACTTTTTGACCTATTTTTACTTTTTTACTTTTAATATTTTTCCAATATAAATTCCCATTGTCATAAGAAAAAGTGTCTTTCAATAGCTCTTGAGTTACCATGTTGAATCTCACATGAAACGAATCAGAAAAAGTTATGGCAGATGGTGATTCAATCCACTTTTCCCCCGCTAAAGGTAGCCA